AAGTAATCAACATGACAACCGTCTATGGCGGAGGCCGCAAGTTGTGGGAAAAATTCAACGATTTAAGCCTCATGGCCGCAGGTGAATACCGCCCGCCGATTGCCAACCTTGACAATAGCGCAGTCAATATCGCCAAAGGTGTAACCGCTGCAAAGGTCAGCTTCAGAATGTTCACGGCATTGAAGCAGTTGCTTTCTGCCCCGGCATACGCCCCCGAAGTGAGCATCAGAGCCATTGCAAAGAGCATTGCCAATCCCTACGGTGATTTCAAATGGTGCTTGGACAATTTGCCTATCTTCCGTGAGCGTTGGAGCAGCCGCATAAGCGGCGACCCCCGACTGCTCAAATCCGATATGGATTGGAAGATGTGGCGCAGTCGCGTGATGGAACTCTCCTCACGCATCGGTATGACACCAAATGCCTTTGTGGACGCATTGACCGTCAGCATAGGTGCGAGAGCCATGTACGAAACCCGATTGAAACAATATCAGCGCGAGGGTTATCCTGCGGATATGGCTGAGGAGAGAGCCAAGCAGGACGCTACAGTCCTGTTTAATCAGACACAGCAGTCCTCAGAGTCGCCTTTCCTCTCCACTATGCAGGTGGACCGTTCATGGTTGAGTGTGCTGTTCACAGTATTCCGCAACTCGTCAATGTCGTACACTCGGCAGGAGTTTGACGCGATGCGTAACCTCAAACGTAATCTTACACCCAGCCAACGAGCCAGGAGCGTTGAGTTTATGACAAAGCAGATACTCCGCGATTGGAACATAGATCCCGACACCGCCTCCGATGCAGAGCGTGGCAAAGCCAAGGACGCAGCCAAGAAGCGTTTCCGCAGACAAATCAAGAAAGATGTAATCCGTCTTGCAACATTCGGCTTCATTCTTGAAATGGCGTGGAATCTCGGAGCATATCTGCCTTACATCATCTTCGGCAATGACGATGACGAGAAAGGCATGATGTGGGATGATGCAATCACTCACGCCTACTTTGGCAGCGTAGAGGGCTTGACAGGAGGGGATGTTATGAGCGCATTCGGTAACATGGCGGCAAGTGGCGAGTGGAATGGCAACCAACTCAGCAAGGATATGCCGTTGGCGAGTGACATAAACGGCATCATCAAGAAGTTCGTAGGGGACAAGAATGTCGAGGGTATCAATGACATTATCAACCTGATTGTCCAGTCGGGCATAGGTATGAATCCGCAAGGCATAACAGATGCCGCCGTAGCCATCACGGACGCTTGCGGTGATGACCCGGCATTGAGCCATGAAACGGCCATATTCGTGATGCGTGTACTTCAAGTGCCACAGAGCCAACTTGACAAGATGTATTTTGACGAGATTGGATTGAGCGGTGAGGAGGCAAGCAAACACACGCCGGAGCAGTTGGCACAGCGTTACGCCGAATACAAGGTAAAGCGTGGCACCCCACTCGCTCCTTGGTTGTGGGATGATGAGGAACGCCTCGACAAATATGAAAAATCCGCTGATAAGAAGATGAAAGAACGGATGGAGAGTCAAGGCGATGCGGAGGCAAACGAAGCATACGCAGACTTTGAGGCACGGTACAATGCCGTTTCAGAAAAGGTAAAAGCGGCAAAAGATTTGGCAAAAACCGACTATGCCGCCGCAGCCCAAGCCTTTGCCGCAGTACAGCAAGAGCCTGACTTCGGGCTGTATCAACGATTCGGCAGCCTTGACAAACAGCTCGGACGTATCAGCAAGATGTGGCTGACGGCAAAGAGTCCGAAAGAAGCCGCGCTTGTGTCGGAGGCGATTACATCGTACCGTGCAGGGATGGTGAAAGCGTTGCAAGCAGAGACAGCCGAGGCACAACAATCGGCAATGGGAGAATTGACAACACTGATGCAGGAGTTCTACCGCAGGTATCAAGCGATGCAGCCACAACCTATGCAAGTGCAGTAGGGTAATTAAACAGATAACGTTGAGACAGTGACGGTAGTGAGTAACTTTATCGCCAAATATATTCATCTGATATGGCTATAAAACTGAATAGATTAAGTAAGGTCAAACCTGCGAGCGCCAAGGATATGGATAGCATCGCAAGAGCGCGTTCGCAGAGTGACGATATGCGTCGGGCCACCGATGTGTTGCTGCAAGCGCAGACACTGTACCAAAATATGTACCGTTTCCGTAGGGAACGAGAGCGCAACAAACGATATTGCTATGGCGATCAATGGAGCGACACAGTATGCGTAAACGGTAAGCGCATGACCGAGGAGGAGTATATAAAGAAACAAGGGCACATACCTCTTAAGAACAACCTTATCCGCCGCCTCGTCCGCAACGTAATCGGAGTGTATCGCAGTCAAGCCACCGAGCCGATCTGCTATGCGCGAGACCGTGACGAGCAGAAGTTGGCCGAAACGATGTCAACAGTGCTGCAATATAATATGCAGTTAAACCACATGACCGAGTTATATGCCCGGACCATGGAAGAATTTTTGATTAGCGGTCTCATAGTACATCGCAAATGGTTCGGGAGGCTAAATGACAAGGAAGACTGCTGGACAGAATACGTACAGCCTAACAATTTTTTCATCGACAACAATATGCGAGACTTCCGCACATTGGATTGCTCCTGTGTGGGTGAGATACATGATGTCAGCTTCGAGGACGTGTGCCATGAATTTGCCACCTCACCTACGGACTATGCGAAACTCGCACGGATATACGGTGCCGCACGAGATAAAATCATACTTACCCAAGCGTGGGAGCAGTTCGGGTATTCAGATACGCCAGAGATGGACTTTCTTGTGCCGAGGGACGAGAGCCGTTGCCGTGTCATTGAAGTATGGCGTAAGGAAACGAAGCCCCGGTATTGGTGCCATGACTACAACAATGGCGATGTATTCAAGATAGACGAGTGCGACTATAACGAAATGGTTGTAGAGGAAAACGCCAGGCGCGTAATGCAAGGCATGGCCGCAGGTATTCCGCAGGAGGAAATACCTCTTATCCGAGCCGAGTGGTTTATGGATTCATTTTGGTATTACTACTACCTCACTCCGTTTGGCGATATTTTGAAAGAGGGAGAAACGCCCTACGATCACAAGAGCCACCCATACGTATTCAAGGCATTCCCATTCATAGACGGGGAGATACATTCGTTTGTAAACGATGTGATAGACCAACAGCGATATATCAACCGCCTCATCACGCTATATGATTGGATAATGCGAGCCACGGCCAAAGGGGTGCTGATGATACCGAGCGACTGCATACCGAAAGGGATGTCGCCGGATGACTTTGCGGATATGTGGAGCAGACATGATGGCGTGATAGTCTATACACCGTCAAAGAACCACCGCGAGTTGCCTCAACAAATTCAAGCCAATTCGACTAATATCGGTATCAACGGGTTGTTGAATGTGCAACTGAAATTAATTGAGGACATATCAGGGGTTAACGGTGCATTACAGGGGAAACCCGGATATGCCAACCAAAGTGCCGCACTCTATAATCAGCAAACGCAGAACGCCACCACATCGTTGCTTGACCTACTTGACACGTTCAATGAGTTCGTATGCGATGCGGCCTATAAGGACGTAAAGAACATACAGCAGTTCTACGACCAAAAGAGAGTGTTCAACATAGCCGGACGAGTGGGGACACAGATTGTGTATGATCCGCGCAAAATCCGGGACGTGGAATTTGACCTCAGTATCGTGCCAAGCACGGCGACACCAGCCTACCGTGCGCTGGCCAACGACTTCCTGCTGCAACTGTTCAATCAGCAAGCCATATCATTAGAGCAGTTGCTTCAAGCCGGCAACTTCCCATTTGCAGAAGAACTGTTGCAAAGCATACAATCGCAGAAAGAGCAGCTGGAGGCAGGGCAAGTGCCGGACGGCGTGTCGCCGCAACTGCTGGCGCAAGCGCAGCAGGAGGCAAACATGGAAGCTGTGAATCAACCGCAAGGAGCGATGCAACAAACAAATAATTAAAATAAGTCATGGAAAAGAAATCAAAAACTATCGCCATTGATTTTGACGGAGTACTCGCCGATTACGGCAAAGGTTATCAAGGTAAGGATATTTTTGGTGATGCCATACCCGGTGCAGACAATGCGACTAAGGTGCTTAAGGAAAACGGTTGGCGCATCATCATTTACACCACACGTCCCGATACGGAAGCACTGCGCCATTGGCTCAAAGAGAATAACATAACCTACGATTATATAAACGAAAATCCAGACCAACCCGAAGAAAGCAAGGGTTGCAAACTTTTAGCAGACATCTACCTCGATGACCGCCGCATTGAGTTTTCGCAGACAATGGAAATGGATTGTCGGTAACATTGCAAGCTTCAAGCCATGGTCTAAATCCGAAGAAGATGAACTTAAAGAGATGCGAAAGGCGTATAAGAGCATGAGCATCTTTGAAATGGCGAGAGGTGCTCGCATTTAAAACGATGCCGCCGATACCACTTTCGGGACATGTTTCAGATTGTTGCTGCCACGAGTTACGACTTGCGGCAGCGGCATTTCATAGAAACAGATATGCAGACCTATGGCGCGAGTCATAAGGAGGTCATCGTGAGTCCCGGCCTTTGCACCGAATGAGCCGTTAGGTTTCTTCTCATAGTTGAGGTATTCATCGATGCAACGTTTGTCACGCTCGACATAAAGCCCCTCGCGGATAACCTTGACGAGCGTAGTGATAATCATAGGCTTAGTAGCCACATTAGTGTGGAATCCATAGCGGATAGGCAAACCTTGAACGACAGCGTCCTGAGACTGCTTACGCGCATAGAGATTCGGGTAAATATCCTTAATCTGATTGAGGATAGCGGAGGATTGGTCGCCATCGACATCACGCTCCCGGTCGTGAGTTTCAAGAGTGTTACTCTCAATAACGAGCAGGGAGTTGTCGTAGAACGCTGCAATCTGCGCCGCTTTCCAAGCGAGCAAGTCCATGTCGATGTGACCGTACCATTGGGCAACGACGGCGGGTTTGCCACCATCCATCATCAGTAAACGGTCAAACACAACAATCACAGACCAGTCGGCCTTATGGGAGCGTCCACCAACATCGACAACAGTAATGTAACGGTCGGTCACCTCCTCAGTGGTCGAGAGGCTCGACACCCAAACGCCCTTATCCAACAGATGTACATTGTCGGGTAGATTCCATACAGCGAGCAAGCCCTGTGAGTCGGCATGAAAACGTAGGTCACGCAGAGCGTCCTCCCCCTCATCGCCATAGGCGTAGATGTCGCCGACATAACGAGGAGGTTTCTTTGTGGCAGGACGGAAAGCCTCGACGCAATACTTGTCGAACACGGCAGAGCCGGAATTGACAAACGCCTCCACGTCATCAGAGGGGTATTCCGAAGCCATAGAGCCGTGGTCATGATACTTTGCGCGCTCCTCGACATACCAATGAATACCCTCCAGAGTGGCACCAATCTTCCACAGCCACCAAAGATATTTGCCGCACTCTTCGCGGTCGGAGCGAGCGGAGGGGTTAAGTCGATTGTCGTATAGCCAAGACGCAAAGGAGGTTAATTCTTCATGAGAGGAGAAAGGGTGTTGATACAGCTCTATGTCGAACCAAGAAATAAACAGTGGCTCAAACTGTGACTTTATATCCTGATCCTTGGCTGCGACATACTCATTATGGAAGAAATTGCCGACACCGTTGGCCGTGGATTCATAGACAATCATGGTATATGGGCGATAGAGGACACCCGAACAGGCAGAGCGCACAATATCTTCCGGCTTTTTGCCGTCCGTAGCTTTCCATAGCCCCACCTCGGAAAGATGCACAAGAGCGTAGTCACCGCCACGGCATGAGTCGGGGGACTCGGCAGAGCCGATAGAGATAGTAGCATTGCGTTGCGGCACGAGTTGAGTAAGGCCAGAGCGACCGACGCCCACGAGTTTGTCCTCATTCTCAGAATAGGCATCGCCCACTTCATGAAGCATAGAAACCGGGTATGCATCAATCATTCGTTTGAACATACCCTTGATAGTCTCCGAACCCTTGTTGTAGTTTGATATGATGAGCGAGTTGAGACCTGTGCGGTGTACGAGCTGCAACCACGCCATATACAGTTGTGATGTAGTAGAACCGCCCCATTGCCGAGCTTTCAGCAGGATAATGCGGATGGGCCGCCCGGCGAGCCTCATGCGTTCGAGCATGGCTACAAAACGGCGTTGAGGATAAGAGAGGCGGAAAAGACAGTCGGGCTGGCCGACCTCCTTGTTTTTTATATAGACGAAAGTTGCGGCCCAAAAAGGGAAGTCATGCAGCGAGCGCAGCCGGACAAAACGGTCGACAACGGCCTCCCTATCTTCGGTAGACGGCTCCACCCCCATGACATTACGAAGGAGTCCATCTATACCATTATGCTCAACGAGAGCCTTGACAAAAGCATTATCGGCCATAGAGGCAGGAATCCATTGTTGTTTTATAGGGAAATCGGGAATGGATACAAAGACACGTTCACCGACAGACCCCTCGCCGGTAATGGGATTGAAGTGCGAAAACATTTCATTGCGGCGGCAATCATTCTCAGCGATAATGTCAGCAATTACCTTTTCCATGCCTTAGAGAATTGTCGTACCAACCATTGCGAATTTTGAACAACCTTTCAAGAGCAGAAGAAGCCTCCATGTAGAATTTCGGCGCAGGAGAATTTACGACCTCAAAGACCAACTGAGAAAGATGCCAATCGGGATTTTCCTTTTTGAGAGCGACAACGCGGCGGTGAATCTCCTCAAACATTTCACGCTTTGTAGGGCGCATCGTATCCAATATGGGCTTGCCACGCATAATGGCAGAGACAACAGCCGCCGCACGTTCCTCTGACACCCAAAACCGTGGAGAGGGAGAATTGACAATTTTCTCACCGACTTCATCCAAGCGGACAACGGAGGCCGCACCTATTTGTTCCCGGTAAGCCTTCAACAACGCCGCATTACGTTGTCGAGTAAATGCAAGGATACTTCCGAAAGACTTCATTACGCTGCACTTTAAGGTATTGACTACATACAAATTTACGCACAGCAAGTCAAAAGATAAAGAAGAGAAGCGATACAAGCCCCTTAACTTTGCTAATATAAAGTAACATCCACATAACACCAACCCCAAAATATGGCTGAGGAAAAGCAAGTTAAAAGCAGACGCGACCAATTGGGAGAGCGACTGAAAAAGAAATATCCCGACCGGGAATATGTCGATGATGAAGCCTTGTTCGGACAAATCAATGATGATTATGACGAATATGACAAAAAGTTGAACGGGTACCAGGAGCGCGAGAGCAAGCTAATAGACATGTTCAACCGCGACCCACAGAGCGCACAATTCATCACCGACATGGCGCAAGGGAAAAACCCTTGGTTATCGCTCATCAACCGCATAGGCATAGACGGTGTGAAAGAGATGCTTGACGACCCGACCAAGATGGAGGAGTTTGCGGCAAGCAACAAAGAATATGTAGAGCGGATGGCGAAACAAAAAGGGCTTGAGGAGGAATGGGAGCAGAACATGAGGGGCACTCTCGCCATGCTCGAGCAGATACAGCATCAACTCGGACTGACCGATGAACAGATAGACGCAGCAGCCGATTGGATAAAGGAAGTGACAAATGATGCCGTAATCGGAATCATCAAGCCGGAGACAATCGACATGGCACTGAAGGCCATCAACCATGATGCTGACATCGCCGCCGCAAGCGAAGAGGGAGAAATCCGAGGCAAGAATGCCAAGGCAGAGGCGCAGTTGCGCAAGCCCAACCGAGGAGACGGCACACCGACACTCGGCGGAACGAACAATGCACCGGCACCTGCCAAGAGTAAAGGATCAATCTTTGACATCGCAGATGGAGCTCGATGATGGGAGAGCATATCAAATTTTCAGAAAAACCATTGCGACCGACCAAAGGGAGTGTAGGGCTGCAGACACAACTACCTGGGAGCGCAACAACGGTAGGCAATCTATCATCAGCGACAGGCGGCATAGCCCCTGGCAACATGGTAACAACAGATAAATAACAATTAACAAATCCAAAAACTATGGCAAAAGAAACCGTACAAGTAGGCACGGGAGCGGCAGTTCACACCTCGCCCGGCACAGCCGGAGTTCAATCGCAAGCACCGGGGCAATCCACAACCGTCAGCAGCGTAGCAGACGCGACAGGCGGCATAGCCCCCGGCAACCTTGTAGAGACAGACATTGACGCGCAACTCTTTCGCTTCCAAAGCGAGGACACCGCGTTGATGTCGCTAATGCTGAAAGCGAAGAAA